CATCTAATACTAATTTTCAAATTGCCATACAAGAAAACGTTGCAAATGCTCTTGAAATTACACCATCAACAACGGCAGGTGGCACTACTTTTAGCAATCCTGCTTTAGTCGTAAACTCAAGTGGTAACGTAGGTATTGGTACATCATCCATAGATGGTACTTTACATTTGGATGCGGGGACTTCAAGTGATTTAGTTATTGAAAAGGATGGTGGAGGTTACGCATCTGTAAGATTCCATAATGCTGGAAGTCAAGTGTCTTACATCCAACTTGACGCTAGTGAAGACATGATTTATTACGGTGGAAGCGGAGTCAATCAAATAATATACGCAGGCGGTTCAGAACGTATGCGCATCCATTCAAATGGTGACGTTGCTTTTAGAAGTGTTAGTCAAGTAGAAAACTTTCACTTTGATTCTAGTGAGACTAGATTAGGTATAGGTAACCCAGCCCCTGATTATACTTTAGACTTAAACTCAGGGGGTTCAACTACGACAGCTAGAGTATCAGGTGTAACCAATTCTGCATCTCAAGCAGTATTAAGAATGACTGGTTATAGCGTGGCTGGTACGCAAGCAGACATTGGTGCTATTAACTTTACCAATGCAGCTGATTCAGGTGACGCAATAGTTTCTAGTATCACTGCTCAAAAAGAAGGAACTTTAGCTACTGCCGCAGGAGAGCTTCAGTTTAAAACAAAGCCATATAATGGGGGTTTAGCTACTAGATTAACCATACAGGGTGATGGTAACGTAAGTATTGGGGCATCACTTGGCTCAAATATAAAGCTAGGCATTCGTTCAAGTGGGACTTCTGATTCAAACTTTGCTTTTAAGGTTGCTAACGGAAGTGGAGCAGATAAATTAAGCATAACTGATGCAGGAACATTTAAGTTTTATAAGTCAGATAATGGTGAAATGGTTCGTTTCACAAATGACGGTAAAGTAGGTATTGGCGAAACGAATCCCAACTATCCACTTCATATAAAAGCAGGCACAAATATTTTAAAACTAGAAACCACTAGTAATAGTAGAACGCAACTTGCTGGATATGATTCATCCGACAATGCAAACTTTATAATAGGTAGCCCTGACAGTACAAATGCAGAATTTTGGAACTATAAAAATGGATATTTAAGATTTGCTACCAATAATACTGAACGTATGCGCATTGACTCAAGCGGTCAGGTGTATTTTAAGAGTAGTACTGATTATAAAATAGGACTTAATGATAGTTCAAATGTAAATCAATGGTGGTTAAAGTCATATACTAATGGTGACTTTGCGTTACATGAAAATGGCGTTGGTGACCAGTTCACTATTCAAGCAGGTGGTAACGTAGGGATTGGTACTACTAGTCCTGTAGCAAAATTTGAAGTTAGTGATGGTAGTAGTTCTATCACTCTACAAGAGTATAATAATGGAGCCGCAATATTCTTAGATGGTTCTAATGGTGATTTTATAGGTGGAGATTACTTTCACATTTTAGCAGATGGAGTAGGATATTTAGGGCTAGGTGGATATGGTGGGGGTGCTACACCTTTAAATATTAACTTTCAAGGTAACGTAGGTATTGGTACAAATAGTCCTAGTGCTACATTAGAGATTATAAAAAATCAATCTAGTGCAACTGCGATAAATGTATTAAATAATAGTAGTGGTGGTTCAGCTAGATTAAGGGTAGGATATGACGTATCAAATTGTTACGACATATTTCGTATAGGTAGTTCTGCCGACATCATTCAGAACGCAACGCAGAGTTCTGCTAATATAATTTGGCAAGTCGGTGGTTCAGAGAAGGTACGCATCTTATCAAGTGGTGGTATCACTTTCAATGGAGATACAGCAGCTGCCAATGCCCTTGATGACTATGAAGAAGGCTCTTGGACACCAACATACTCTTCTTCTTCAGCAACAGTTACAAATGTTACATATACATCTGTAACAGCAGGTAGATATATAAAAGTTGGAAACGTTGTTCACTTGTGGGGTCGTATAGAAACAAGTGGTCTTTCATGGTCTAGTTCTTCAGGTGCGGTATATGTTGATGGAATACCTTTTACCGTAACAGACATCCTTTCAGGACCTAGTTTTTATGCAGGCGCTATTGGGTATTCTACTGCATTTGGTGGCGAAGAGCCAAAGATGTTAGCCATACATGGAACTGAAAGAATATATTTGTATTATCACTCATCAACTACTTCTAATATCTCAAATTTAAGTCCAACAGATACAAGTAGTTCTTCAAACTCAAACGATTTAATTTTTCAAATAACATACAGAACAGGTTAATTATATGTTAGAAAAAACAGAAACCTACACAAAAATAGAAATTACAGAACTTGGTAAAGTTTTTTTAAGAAAGACTACCAAGATTACTGAAGATGGTAATATTTTGTCTGAGGGGCATCATAGAGAAATCAGAGTTCCTAGTGACGATATTACAGATTTACCTCAAAACGTTCAGGATACAGTTAGCACTTACTGGACACAAGAAATTAAAGATAATTGGACTGCGCACATTCAAGCAGAAAACGATGCGGTCAATGAAGAAGTTAACAACCAAAACACATAGTAAAAATGAGCCATATAACAACCCAATACGAAACAGTAAGTATCGACCCTAATGGGTCAGTATCAGTACGAGTCAGCAAGGTATTTGTTGACGATAACGAAGTAGAAGTAGCAACCGCCAGAGAGAAGCAATACTTTCAGAGGGATGCTACGATTACAGATTTACCAGATCACTACCAGTCAGCTATCAATGCTTTTTGGGCAGGGTTACCTGCTATAGAAGAGCCAGAAGTAGAGGAAGAGACACCTGTCGAAGAGTCAGAGAGTGGCGAATAGGTACAGATTTTGTATATTGCAGTAACGTAACGTTAACTAATTTATATAAATACAATGGAAAACAAAGAAGCCATAATTGAAGAAAACAAAGCAATATTACAGGACTTACTTCAACAACATAAGTCGCTATCAATAAAGTTGAACCAAGTATCTTATCTTATTCAGGGATATGAGAATACTATAAAAAGCCTTGAAGAAGAAGCTGAAGAACAACCAGAAACAGTAGAAACAGAGGAGGTGTAAACAATCATGCCATCACACTATGGAAAGATGGGTCACAAGGATGACCCTAACAAGAAAAAGAAAAAGCCAAACGCCCAAAACGGCAGAATGGCTTTTATGAAGAAAGCTGGTCGGAGTAAGAAAGGCTAGTTTATCCCCATTTCAGGAAAGTCCTCATAGTAGGGCTTTTCTTTTTTGGTGGCATAAGCATGGCCATCAAAATACCCTTTTACGTATCCTTCCTTATACGCCTTGTTTATTTCTTTCTCTGACTCTTGAATTTGTTGGGCAACACCAAACAACCATCCAATATAGGTCATTGTTGAACTAAACAATAAAATTGTTACAGTTTCCATAAAAATTATTTTGTTTGTTGAACCATCTCTAAAAACTGCTCCATATTTAGCTTCTTACGGCTTATCCTAGGAACAGCCATGTCTTTATATGCATTTACGGTTTCATTAGCTATACGTTGATTCTCGTGCATATTATGCAATCTATTCTTTAATAGGTGCATTATTGTAGTATGATCCTTACGATTTATGACATTTCCTATATATTCGTAAGTGCAACCAAATTTTCGTAATGCAAATGCACAAGTTTGTCGTGCATCTACTAGGTGTGCCTTCCTGCTTTGACTCCTTAATTCGTTTCGTGTAATTTCAAATCTATTACATACGGAACTTACAATGTGTTCTGCTATCATATGTATCCTTTTTGTTATTGTATTAATAAAAAAAATGCCCCCCACTAAGCAGTCTAGCACTGGGGGGCTGATGCTCGCATCAGATAAGGGAAAATTCTACTAAAAAAAACCCTATCCTTAAGACTGTGGATAAATCTAACCAAGTCTAATCAATTAGTCAAGGCTTTTCATCCTCTTTTTTCTCTTTTTTAATAGTTTGAATTACACCAATAATTGCAACCATCAGCGCTGCGATAGATTCATATAGGTCAGGCTGAATGCTGACACCGATGGCTCCAGCTATAGCGGTTACACCTTGATAGGTGGAGGGTTCTTTTAGTCGTGCTTTTAACCAAGTCCAAGTCATAGTTACGGCTCTTTTGTTAATTAAATATACTGTGAAGTCCATGATACCAATGATCCTACTTCTACTCAATACCTTTTTTTTACGGATCACCTTAGGCGCTTTGGTTTCTTTAACCTTTTGCAGCTTGCCCTGTGGTACGTTACGGTTATCTATCGTAACCGCTTTTATTTTCTTTCGCCCTTGTATTGCCATTTTCCGTCCTCGTCTACTTCAAATTCGTGGTATCTGTCCCCTTTATGGTCACAGTGTATAAACTTTTGGTCAGGATAATAACAGATGCGCTTGTAGTCAGAGTGTCTGAGTTCCTCTAGTAGTAACTCTAGGTTTGCGCACGTATAATCTACCGCCCCAAGCCCAGTAAACGTGTGTTCTGATGTTCCGCTTCTACCATGCGACAACTCCCATTCTTTCGAGCGATACCCTGAGTTCTGAGACACCTGTATGGGTTGACCTATCTTGTGCCGTATAGGGTTAATTATGGGCTTGTGACACTTCTCTATCTTGTCTACTACATGGATCGGAACATTAACCATGACCCTATCAACCAAAAATTCTTTAGTGCTAAAATAATCGTAGTACATACCAGTTTTATTAGTTAAAAACTAAAATCTAGGTAGTTACGTTGAGAATATCAATACCAATAAAAAAGGGGACATCACTCCCCTTTACAAAATATCATCAAAACGACTAACTAACACAATTAACAGGTTAGAATAAAAATAAATCAGTTTTGATTGGTATCAGGATTTTCCTGAAAAAGAATAGGGGCTTTCACACTCCCTATTCAACAATAACATGATAAAAAAATTAAACTAATTTTTCGTAAATGAGACGCGCTATTTCGTCACCATTAAAATGGTAAAGGTGCGCCCACCTCTTCAGACGATGCGCTAGGCGCTCCTTCCTTTAGGTCTCTAGCTAAAGATACGCTCCCATTCGTCCAAAAGGACACACCGTTCCCAACATAAAAACGTTCTTTTTTAGCAGCTCTCTCTTCCTGAGACTGAGCCACCCATGCGCTGACATTGTTGTCGTACCGATCAACCTCATCATTAACGCTTATGGTAATATTTATACCCTTTACTTTGGGGTCTTTGCTTTGCTTGGCTTTTAGGCCAGCCACTAATGTTTCTAGTGTTTCTAGTTTTAAATAGACATCTGATAAAAGTGCCATAGTATTATATATATGATTTAATTCAGGTTTTATTGAACGATGAAATATACGCTCATCACACGTCTTAAACAAGCTAAAACATCTGTTTAGCTATCTCAAGTCCTTTGTCTCCGTTATGGTTGAGTTGCATTCTTTCGTGGGTTATCATACCCCTTCTTGACTTAACAATCTTCACAAACACACTGTTGTAGTCAAACCTTTGATCCTCGCTCCAACCAGAAACTTTTTTACCAATTCCATTATCAACCACCAATGATTGAACCATAGATGGCCTAAATACTGAGGTCATACAGTGAGCCACATTCTTGATAACTTGCGCCCATTGCGCGTCCTTATACCTAGGCTCTAGTTGCCAACCATTCCTTACGTGATCATTTATAGTTACTTGACTAGGAACTAACACCACAACATTAACCTCCTTAGCTATTTGCTTAATGATTTTAGTGACATAGTTTAATTCTAGGGTTCTAGAATCAAACCTCCCCTTAGCATACACCTCCTGTATATAGTCTATAACAACAAAATCTAAGCCATGTTCCTGCTTCACTAGCTTGCATATCCTTTTTATCTCATCTATGTCATCCTTATCATCCACAATAAACATTTTTTCACAGTGATCCATAGCGTTTAGGGCAATCTGTTTGGCCGTATTGACATCATAATCTTCCATCTGAAACCATAGGCCAACGTGTCCACTATTCAATAACTGAGATGCTAAAAATAGAGAGAACTGAGTCTTACCATGACCAGAGTCTGCAAGTATTACGTTAATGTCACCCTTATGCAAGCCCACATCTTTATAAATATTGTTGTCTATTAATGAGATATTAGTCGTTAATTTTTCCTTGATTGGATTATTAAGTTCTCGCTCAAATATCTGGGCAGGTGTTAAGGCTCCTGAGTCACCAGTTTCATCGGTATCATCAGACAGTTTAGATATATGCATTAACAAGTCATCTGTAGTAATATCCTCCTTCTGAGAGAAGTGATATGTCTTGGCGATAGAGTCCCTAAGTAACCTTCGGTCTCTCTGCTCCTTTAATGCGTATACATAAGACTTAATTTTTTGCTCACTAGGAATCCCATGCATCTGCATCTCAAGTATTTGAGTGTATGGATACTCCTTGACATTCGCACTAATAGTTTCAGCATCAAACTGCATTCCCTCACCATGTTGCCTGCAGGCTTCTAGATATATTGGGTATCTGTTTGGGAAATGGTCTTTATCGGTTATGTCAAATATTAAGTCTCTATATTCAATGTGGTTTAAAAGGGTGCCAATTAAACACTCCTCTAAATGTAAGTGGTTCATGTTATCTGTTCATACTTCATCCTACCATACTTGGTTAATGAATATGTGCTAGGATGTTTTGTTATTGTTATTATTCCTGACTCTACGAGCGAAGATACGGTGGAAAATACAGACCAATACTTTTCCTTACGAGGATCAAAAGTCATAACCTTTTCTATGTCGGGATAGGTTATTGGCTTTGTACTGTTCTTTATCAATCTTACTATACTTTGCTCGTTGGGAGTCATTTTTCTTCTCATTTATTGTTTTTTCTTAAATCTTTTTTAGTTACGTCTCCTAGCCTAGTAAACCTATGAAACACCCATCCCCTTCGGTCATACCAAGTCATGGACAAGACGCTAATATATTTACTAGCAAACTTTTTAGCAAAACGAATATAGTTTTTTCTCGCAGGTGGTGTGTTGGTTTTTACCTGTATAAAATATACACACTTATCAGACAGCGCAATTAAATCAAACCCCTCAAATCGGAACTTGTCTTGGTGTTCACACTTCTTGACCCAACACTTCGTACAATACCCTGCAAACAGGTCTTTATACAAATTGTAACGGCCACCCATCTCTACCTCATCTACCAACATACCTTGATCCTCTAGATAGGCTATAGCTTTACGTATTGTTCTCCTACCCTTGGCTCTGCTCATAGCGTTCTATTGCCCTCTTTCATAAGACAAAGAAGCCCCCACTACCACCGAAATGATAATGAGGGCTACTGCTACGGAGGTGATCAAAACGGAAATTTTTCGTCTAACATCGCATCCTTCATGTCTCTAGCACGTGCAGGCACTTTCTTTTTAGGTGGGTTAGCCCTGCCATGAGCCTTATTCCCATCGTCATCCTCTTGAGAAAGACCCAAAAGTGATACGAGTGTATATCTACGAAAGTAAGTTATACAAGAACCTAAGTCTTGAGGCTTTACATTTTCAGGCAGTGGTATAAATGAATCAATAGACTTGTTGGACTCAGTGCAGATAATCCTTGTACCCACACAACCCTGCTCGATTGGTTGTATCAATAATAATTTTTCGGCAAGTAGGTGTGGCCTTACTACATCTATCACCTTGTCTAGGCTTACATAGGATGACTTAAAGAATGGGTTCTTCTTGTCCTTCTCTAGCTTTTCAATTTTGCTAGTTACATCTAATAGTTTTGTGTATAGGTTTTTCATAGTTCTGTTATTGTTGGATTAATATTTTATTTACGTCATCAAGAAACATTCTGTGAATTTCGTCTGTCTGCTCTTTTTTAGCCTCATATGCAGCCAGCTCATGATAATCAGGTGCCTCTTTGTCTTGTTCATTTATTATCTTCTGTTCATACACCATTCTTTGTGAATTAAGGTGGCTAGTAAATGTTATATAGAATTTAAGTATGTCCATATTATAACTCTGTTATTGTGTTTTGGTTTAAAATACCTATAGAAGAGTCGTTGGGGTGATCCTTCCATTCGGCTATCTGCACTAGGGCAGTTGTCATGTCATTTGCTGCCTTGGTATACGTGTCATAGCTAAGCGTGTATACGGCACTATTATATGGATACTCTTTTTCAATTGCAACAAAATAAAAGTCGGAATATTCTAAGCCCAGAACCATACAATAAAAAGTAGCCTGTATATCATATCTATAACGAAAGAAGTCAGAACGAAATGCATTTTTACTAGCATCCTTACATGACTTCCAATCTATGATGGCCATTGGATTTTCGTCTTGGACGAGCATCTTGTCAGGCCGAACCCTGAAGTTTAATGGCCTAAATTTTTGGAAAGACTCATCACTAAAGAATGAATACTCATCCCAAATCGCATTGTACTCGTAGAGTTCATTAATTTCCGCTACGGCCTTATTCTTCTTTACGCTATTAAACATATGCTCGATACGCTCAACGTCATGCAACGAAATGATTGTTTGGTCACTATCAACTCCCTTCTCAAATTCCCTCCTAAACGCCTTGTATTCTTTAGTCATACTAGGAGCCGTAATTTCAGGTCGAGCCTCTCTAATCGAAGATATGACCTCTCTATCATCGAATGTAACGAACCTACTATGGAAGTCTGTCTTGGACTCAAAGTAGGTATGCATGGCATCACCAAATATGAGCGCTTGACTAGCCTCGATTGGTTGCAGGGCTTTAGCGATTGAGTGTTTCGCTACGCTCTTAACAAAGCTGCTAGATATATAGTCTGATCCATGCTCATGATAGTCATGGTTAGACATACTACTGAAAATTTTCATGTAACGGTACCTCCTTAGGAAAGTTTGGTATACTTATCATTGGCAAAGCGAAGGCTTTGATGTAGTGTTCTAGACACCAAAAGATTTCCTCCAAGTCATCCGAAAGCATCGTTTCGGGCATCTTGGTGTAGTCCTCTGGTGACCCATCTTTGGCATAATATACTTCATGTACACTGTATGTGACTTTATTTTTACCACCATGGTCATCTATCATTATTCGATAGTTCCAAATATTCTTGGGCATATTGGTCAACCTCCATTAATTTTTGTTTAAGTGAATCCAATTTAGTAGTTTTCCACATAATCACAAAATTAATTTTTATGCATGCTTGAGCAAGAAGGATTTATACCAATACCAAATTCAATTTTCGATAAGTACATGAAAGAACTTAGTCATAATGAATTTTTAGTACTATTAGCCATCATTAGAAAGACTTGGGGTTGGAACAAGACAGAGGACAGAATTTCTGTTTCTCAAATTTGTGGGATGACTAATTATAGCAAACCAACTATCATTAAATCATTATCGAACCTAGAAAAAATTGGATTGATTTCTACTAAAAAACGACACAACAGAACCACCAAAATTAAGCTAATGTTGGGTAAAGAAATTTTACCCCATGGTAAAGAAATTTTACCTCAAGTGGTAAAGAAATTTAACACACAACAATACAATAACAATACATACAAACCACGACAAGATTCTTCTCCTATATTAGGTGGTTTGATAGACTACAGAGAATACGAGGATTAATAACAACAAGACAAGTTTTTTTTTGTTTTAATGTGGATAAGTCATATATTACTTGTGTTCTAAAATAACAATAACAAAACATGATGAATTATGACAATCAATAAGCAACAAGCATATAACCTATTACAAAGTCAGAATAACTCAATATTTAGTGTTAGCTTCAAAAAAAAGGATGGCACACAAAGAAACATGGTAGCTAGATTAGGTGTTAAAAAACACTTAAGAGGTGGTTCCATGTCGTATAACCCTAGTGAGAATGGGTATATAGTAGCATTCGATATGTATAAGGCACAGTATCGAACAATAAATGCACACTCCTTAACCAAGGTGAAAGCAAATGGCAACACATACACAGTAAGAGGTTAATAACATGAATATACAAGCAGAAATACAATCACATTTCATACAACCATATATAAAAGAAAAAAAAGATCGTGTCCCAGATGTAATCACAAAATTATTTTACGTTAATTGGATGCTCGAGCAATCTGACGATCCTATTGATTCGGTGATGTTCTTAATAAATCTTATTGAAGATGGAACTAAGAGTCATAAAGAAAAAATAAAAATACTTCATCAAGACATGGAGTGGGTATTTAGTAGTTATACTCCTAGTCAAGAATCAAAAAGAGAGGGTAAAAAATGTATAAGAAAGTAACAATTAATGACATAGAAAAATGTATAAATAGACTCAATTTTTTGGAAATGGAATATATATATAAAGACGGTAAAATATTTATTGAACTGACTAGCCATATAAATTTTGAATCTATAAGAGTTTCCTTGTCTAATGAGTCAATTCTAAGACTAGCAAACGGTGATGACGTTGCCTATTACCCTTATAAGGAACCAAAATAAAAATTATCCGTTAAAGTTATAAGCCCTATACATTGAGTTGTGTAGGGTTTTTTTATGCCAAATTTTTACGTACCCTTAAAATGGATTTTTACTAATTATATACTTTAAAAATATATTTTAATATATAATATAGCTAGTTGCTTTTTTGTATAATATAAGGTGTATATTAATAATCATTTTAGTGTATATTATTGAAAATACTGTATTTAGTATTTTGTATTTTAGTTAATTAGTGTTATATTATAGTACTGAAAAACAAGGCAAAAAATAGGCCTTAAAATATAAACTAAAATATATAATAACATGAAAAAATTCGAACGATTATATCATATATGTTTTATTACATTTATGAGTTTTACCTTTCTATACTTTGGAATGCATATTTTTATTCATCTTATAAATAGATAATAATATGTATAATGAAATACAAAGTTATTGTCCAAGTTGTAATATAGATTTGGATGAAGAACATATTATATCGATAGATACAGAAAAAAATATATTTTCGGATATAAAATGGATTGAAGGTTGTCCTATATGTGGCAATGAATTATATGAACTAAATTTTGCTATACGAAAGTTTAGATTAAACCGTATAGAAATAATTGATAGTACGAATGAAAAATACTATCAACTAATTAATGAAAACTCAAATATATAATAACATGGAAAATACAGATAAAATTAAAATAGATTTTATTATTAATACATTCGATTTAAAATATGATATTAATAATATAGCAGTTCGTGAATCAATTATTTCACACTTTGATAGATACTACCTTATAGGTAAAAATGAAATAATTAGGAAAAGCGATTTAGAAAATAATACTAAATATCTACTAACTTATAAAATATAAACTTAAAATATACAATAATATGAAAAAACTATATATAACTTTTATACCTAATCATAGAAAACTAATTAAATCTAATCTTATACATTCTTTAGGATTTCTAACTATAGAAGATATTGAATACGGTAAACAATGGTATATTGATAATAATAATTTAATTAAAGATATACATAAAGAATACGAATTCTTAGATATTGATAAAACAGCTCAATTGTTTTCTGTATTTTCATCCAATACAAAATACTCTAGAAATGTAGATGAAGTTTATCGTATACTTAAACTTGTAAAGAAAGGTATAAAAATAGATTTAGATAAACATAGAAAATGGCAATCACGTGATAATTGGAAAAAAGCTTTACCATTATTTGAAGGTAAAGATATATTCTTAGCTAGAAATAAAGCTAAAAAAACATATAGTTTTTATAGGAATCTTTTATTAGATAATAATTATATAACTATAGATACACATATAATGAAAGCTTTATTTAAAAATAATGATATATGGAAAACTAAATTAAATAATGTAGGAGTATATGAAGATTTAGAAACCATTATGAAAATTATTGCTATACCTTTTATTGAAAAATATGATATAAACTATTATGAATTTCAAGCTTCATTATGGAATGTAATGAGAAATGATAATACCTATAAAATTATTAAAAAAGATTTATATAAAATACCATATAAAATATATAGCCAAGATTATAGAAAAGCTAAGAAACTAAAATCTAAAAATATGAGGTTAGCAGCATGAAAAATTTTATAGAATATTATCTCAATTTTAGATGTGAAAAAACTAATATACGTTTAATTACAGCTACATCTATATCTGCTAAAAGTAAAAATATAGATAAAGATAAAAAAGGTATTTCAGAAAATCGTATATCTGACTTAAAAAATATGTCATATAATAAACTTAAAAATAAGATTAACAGTCGCGAATTTTTTCTTATAAGTGAAGCTATAAATCAACTTTTAGGTGTGGATATAAAACAAAATAATGTTGGATTAGATCTTTCAGATTATGTAAAACTTGACAATTAAAATATATAATTAAAATATACTTTAAACCTATAGCCTTGCATTATATGCAGGGCTATTTTTTTGTCTATACTTTAAAGCTATATAATAAAACTAGATTCTTATATTATATAATAGAACTAGAAAATTATATTATACAGGGGCTTATATATTAAAATATACTTGCCTACGGGCTAAATACCCTCCCTTTCGCGAAAAGCAAAAATCCATGAAAAAGTGTCAATATTTGCTATTCTCGCCATTTATAAGTAATGTCTGTCAATTTTATTAAGTTTGTGTAAAATGGGTTGGCATAAAAAGAAAAACATATTAACCAAGGAAGAGTTAGCGGAGGAGATAAAGATTATCATAATGAGTCTTTATGAGATCCCCTCTATGTCTGATAAGTTGCCTAATTATATATTTAATCGCATAGAATCAGTAGTTGAGTATGTCAAAAAAAGAGGTTGGAAATAACGAATTTAGTCCTGAAGAGAAAGTAGCCATCCTTAGGGAAATAAAGGTGATGGGTAACGTGTCAAAAGTGGCTGATAAATGGGGTGTGTCAAGGCAAACCATTTACAATTGGAAAAACCAACGATCAAACCTTGATGAAGAGATAAAGATACGTGAGCAAGCAAAGGATGTCGTGCAGCGCTCAAAATTTGACCCAGAACTCTTAAAAGACCTTGAGCAGTACCGTAACACTCTTCAGTTCATTGGGACGCTAGAGGAGCGAAAAGAGAAGATGTCGGCTAAGGTTGAGTTTATGCTGATAAAGATTACTACGCTGCTTGAGAATCACCCAGACTTGGATGCGATTCACCCAAAGGACTTGAGTAAAATCATGAAAGACTTACATGACGTTCGTAAAGAGTTGAGTAATGAACCAACGATTATCATAGAGTATAAAAACAAGGTGCGAGAACAAACGTTGCAGGTTCTTCAGGACTTCCTAAACATGGATCAACTGAAGGAGTTTGCACAAAGAATGGAGGCGATAGAGGTAGACTATGAACTCATTTAAAGCAATACAAAAAAGACAGTACGCTGAGGCTCAGAAGTCGGAAGAGTTATTCTGCAAGATTACAGGAGCCGTAAAAGGCACGAAGCAAGATGACTACAATCACATTGACGCTCGTATTGGGGATGTGACCTATGATGTCAAGGGCATTAAGGGGTGCCACAGTAAGGGGTATATCCTAATAGAGTTTAGGAACGTTCAGGGTAAGTCTGGATGGTGTAGCCCCCATGGTGCAGATAAAATAGCCTTTCAGTTTCATGGAGAGTTTGTGGTCGTGGACAATAAGGCTCTGTATGGATACGTACAGAAAAAGATGATTCCCAAGATAAACAATAAGAAAGGCGTGTTACGAGGCAATAGCCTCCATAAAAAATATGGTTTCAGTACCATTGCTTATACGCTAATGGGTAGAAACAATAGAAAGGATATCTTTGTATATATACCGAAGGAGGACTTGATGGAGCTCAAGGAGAAGGCATATACCTATGAAGTTTAACCTGAACTTCCTTGCTAGGCTTTGGAGAAAGAAAGAACCTTTTAAGTGTTTGGGCGTGATTTCTGGTAAAAGGAAGTGTGAGAAGCAATGTAAATTTTGTAAGATAACGTATGCCCCAAAAAGCTAATTGGTCTGATTTATTGGTTAATGTGGTTGGACATGATCCACCCCCTGACTCATTAGACCTCAGGAACTCATTTATTGAGAACTGTTTAGCCGATCAAGATGGTCGTAAAGTGACCCAAGCCCAAATACACCTCGCTATGCAGAAAGGGGTTTATGACTGGGAGCAAGAAGCCTTGTCTAAAAGTGCTCGTCTGAATGGTCTAATTAGGGCGCCTTATAACACTGGTAAGTCTCAACAAGTGCCTATTGGTTTGTCTGCCTACATGACCACTCGAAAGCACGAACTAGAAACGTTGATTGTGTCGGCTGATGGGGGCATCTCTGCTAAGAGGATATTATCGCTACGTGCGTTGTTCATGAGTGATATGTACCGATACTGGTGCAGGGAACATAACTTTAGCCCTGTTGAATTTGATAGGACAGATACAGGCTCAACGCAGCGCATCATTGTGAAGAGCCGTAACCGAACAGGTAACCCTACCTATGAAGCATATGCAGTACTGACCCAAACCACAGGACAGCGAGCTGGTGTCTTGATCCTTGATGATGTGTGCAATGATGAAGATAGAATATCTACGGCTCGCAGGGAAACGGTGTGGAACAAGGTGTCGAATACATGGATCAAGCGTGTTCACGATAAAGGTATTGTTTTAAGCGTTTGTACGCCCTATCATCCGAATGATGCTAATAGTCGGCTAATGAAGTCGGGCATCTTTAACGTACTGCAAATATCGGTAAAGGAAGATAAAACAGGCTACAAAGTAGAAGAATGGAACAATTTGAAATAATTTAGTTTGTAATGGAAAAAAATATATCTATTAATGTTGGCATATGTCTTAGTCTTATAAAAAATCTTAGACCAAAGGGTTATGATCTTATTGATTTAAATGATTCTATAACAAAATATATGCATGGCAATACTAAAAGAAGGTGGCGTAAAAATTTTATCAGGGCTTGTGAGATATTGATTTCTAATAAGAGTGAGATAATCACCAAAGAGGATTTAGAAAACTTTAAAGAATTTTGTGATGTTAAAAAAGGAATCGTGTATTGCGTAGAGTGTCAGGGTTATTATAAGTTTGGGGTAACTTCTGGTCTTATGAAAAGAAGAATATCTAAAATGAAGACAGGTAATCCTTTTGATATAACATTAATTTGGTCTGTTAAAAGCAACCACATATACAAGCATGAAAAACAAATTCATAAAATAATAAAGAATAATCATCATAAGGGTGAATGGTATGATATACCAAGAGTACTAGCTAAAGAACTTAGAAACATGGTAAAATATGATGGAACAACCTAAAGTAGTCATATACGCTAGATTTAGCACAGATATTGAGCAGTCTGAAGTAGATACTATGAAGGACGATATAAACTCCTTTATAGAAATGATTGATGCTAAAGTAATAAAGCAGTGTTGGGAAATAATTCAGACTGGTTCTTATTCTAAAAAGCTAAACCCTTTACTTGATGATTGCATAAAGAACAGATGGGGCATACTCACTTACGACCTTAGAACATTACACGAACACCGATCAGGTGCATTATCTATAGTAGAGGAGGGTGCCGAAATGGGTGTCCCCATCTTTTTTGTTGACGCAGAAAGTGCCTTTAAATCTATACTTTTTACATGAGAGAACCCGACAAGACATGGGACATTCCCTTGTGGGAAACCAATCACAGTAAACAACGGCTACTCCAAGAGGAAGCGATGGACTTTCTGTCGTATAAGCTTGGGTACGAAATGAGTGAGGAAACAGATGACCCTACGAAGAAGGCTTATAAACACTTTGATGGATACAATCACTACCCTGATGGTAATCTTACGGCTCTTGACTACGATAGCGGTAGTCCTGTCTGGCTTTGTGCTGATTTCAACAGGTCTCCTCATTGTTGGGCTTTGCTCCAAGTTAAAAAGGCTCGTAATGGTCTTAAGCAGTACATTATTTTCGATGAAATCTTCTCCAAAGAGGCATTGACTACTGAGCAAGCCTTGAAGGCGGTAGAATTACTGAATAAATGGGGTATTTCAAAGGTTTTATTAGCTGGAGACAACACATCCAACCAAAAAAGTGGTAATTATGGTCGTGTAGGCAAAAATGACTGGGATTATGTGCGAGAGGTGTTTGAACAAAACGATATTTTGTATAAAAACGAGTTGGACATCCAAAATCCACGAAGAAAGGTGCGTGTGGACAAGGTGAACAACGTAATTTACGCTGGACTCAATGGCGAAAGACGTTTATTAGTCAACACGAGGTGCGAATACGTTGTAAAAGACTATATGTACTCTATCGTGAACGATAAAGGGCTAAAAATAGACAATGGTGACAGGGGACATATGTCGGATGCAACAGATTATGCGATTTGGCGTAATGAAAAAGGTAGTAACACCCCAATGTACGTACTTAGATAAAAAAAGCCCATTTGAGTTAACAAACAGGCTTTAAATTCTTACAAGCTAAGGTTCTCAAGCCAAAGCATGTCAACAAATATAAGTTAAAAGCATAGTTATTTAAAAACAATACCTTTTTTAGTCTCTTTTGATGGCTTTGGTGCGTTTACCCATTCCTACACGCTTTTTCTCACGTACAGCCTCAGAAGCCTTGCCTTTTGCCTTGAGTTCTTTCCAAGTAACAGGTGTTTCCTTGCTAATACGAACAGTAGGTCGACATTTTTTTACGCCCTTGAACTTGGCTGACCCACAAGGTGATCCATCTTGGGTAGTCCATTTTTCACGCATCCATCGAGCCACGCCTCTTTTGGAAGACTTTGTTCCTGTGTATGTGCCACCTCGTTTTTTGTATTCCTTGACAATCCACGCAGAAGCGTAGGCGCTAGGGAATATCTTAAACTTGCGTTTAGCCTCAGACTTAACTCGACTGTATAGGGCTGGTTTTGATGGTTCGTTTTTTGCCATAGGTGAAAAGTAAAAGAAAATATCACTACAAATCAATACTTTAATTTAGTATTGAATCAAAACATAAATAGTAACTATTTTGTCACCATGAAAGATGTTAAAAGACTTAGCGGTGGTCGCATTGAATACAGGGGTCATACCTACTCAGGATTCAACAAGCCTCGAAGTAGTTGGAGGGACACCAAAAAATTTGTAGTTTTAGCAAAGAAAGGTAACCAAGTTAAGGTTATCCATTATGGCGATCCAAATATGCCCATACGTAAAAATGAGCCAGCTCGTAGAAAGTCTTTTAGAGCGAGACATCGTTGTTCAACAGCTAAAGATAAATTTACGGCAAGATATTGGTCGTGTAAAAAATGGTAACTAAATAATGGCTATATCGCAAGAGCAGCTTAATAAAGATTTAAAGTTTGAAGTAAAACAGTTACATTCAGTTATTGAATTGATAACTAAAGATATTCAGGATATGAAAGAAGCATTGTTAGGTAACGAATTTAATAAGGAAGGTCTCGTCTATAAAGTTGAGAATAACGAGAAACAAATTGAAGAACTTGTAAAGTTCAAGCAAAAAATAGTAGCTTGGGCTACTGGCGCTGGCTTAGGGTCGGGTACATTAGTGAATGTATTAATGGATTTACTGAAGTAGTATGCCACTCAAAAAGGGCATATCTAAAAAGGTCATTTCTGAAAACGTAAGAAAACTTATTAACGAGGGCTACGACAGACAACAGGCGGTTGCGATAGCCCTACAATTCTCTAAAAGATGATTGATTTATCTAAAATTTACTCTGTACCCAAAGATGTCGCTGAAGATATAGTGATGAAAGAGACTAGACATCCATATTATAGCGTGGTCCTTGATCGTGCTAAAATTATGAATAGTTGGTTTCAGGCTGAATACGATGAGTACACAGCCATATCTAGTACAGTATTTTCTGATAAGTCCTACATCATAGAGCAGTCCACTATTGAGTCTGATGACGAATATAGAGAAAGACTGAAGAGAATGAAGTTATTTCCTTTGGAGCAGAAGTTTTTTGCTGCTCAACAGAGGATATATGACGAAAACAACGTCAACAGAATGTTCCCTGAAAACAAAGACTTTTGGAAATATAAGTCAGGTAACTTTGATGACGCAGGTTGTTCTATTACTGAGTTCTATCGTGACAAGGTAATGTTTGTGAAGGAGGTTCTTGGCTTTGGTGCGGTAGTTACTGACCTAATGATGGACAACGAAGGTGAGCCAGTCCTTGATGATAGCGGCAACGTGGTTCCCTATAACTTTGTTTTGCGCCCTCACGAAATATTTAACTTCCAAGTTAAGCAGGGCGTATTGACGCTTCTTGTTACTCGTCAGATGTATTATGACGTTCAGAACATAAAGAAGTTTAAATGGACAGCCTATACACCTGAGTATATCTGCGTATATACCCAAGAAAATAATATAAAGCAAAAGGTGCTAGAAATAGACAACCCATTTGGTGAGGTTCCAGCTACACTACTCAAGGGTCAGACAGATGCAAATAGTTCGTTTGTAGTTGGTAAGCCTAGACGATACAGCTTGAAAGGTATGTATCTTGCTTGTTCTGAATTGTTTTATGACCTGAAAAAAGGGTCGGAACTATTCGGTCATCCTATCCCTGTTCTTACTGACTCTATTGTGCGAAGCCTAGCAGGTGTCGCTGATGATGACCAGTACGATTCACGCACAATCAAAGAGGGCGTGGGTATGGCGATTATCATACCTGATGACCAAACGATACCCAACAATATGTTGTACCAAGCCGATATGCAGGGCTTGCAACATCTCAGGGATGTTATCTTTGGTGACCTGATGTCATTGATATTTTCTATGGCTATGGTTCGTGATAAGTCTCTTGTTAAGAGTAACGTATCTGGAGCAGCTAAGAGGTTTGATAATGTAGACGAGCAAGGGTTATTAGCTTCTACAGCCATGGATATGGAAATGATTGAAAATCAAGTCCTTAGAAGGATGGCTAGGGTTCGTGACGAGGACTTTGAGAACTATATTGTTACCTACAGCAAGCATTATGACTTGTCTAGTGCGCAAGAAATATTCTCAGATATTACAGAGGGTATGCAGTACAAGGCTATGCCTCTACCGTTACTTGTTAAATTGACATCAGAGTATATGAGGAAGCGCTCTATGCCTCAAGAGGACATTGATGAGGTTACCAATTACTTCAAGGAATATGGTATGCCGAAAAGTTCTGCGGATTTACGTAATTTATTAGATATATTACCTCAGGAAGAACTTGCAAGACAAGTTCAACTTGGTATTGAATCAAACAGTGAGCAATAATTAACTTATAACCATTATGAGTGAAGAAAACATAGAGTCCGTTGACGCTCCTGAGTCAACAACAGAAGAGACAACTTCTCAAAACGTACAAACACAGCAACCAGAGTTCGATAAAGACAAGTTCTTTAGGGGCGCTTACAATGAAGGTAAGGGCAAAGTCGAACGTGATATGATTAACAAATTTTCTGAAATCTTAGGTAATGATGTCAATACTCTCGATGATGCGTTCTCTTTATTGTCAAATAAAATGCAACCTGTGCAAGAGGATAAGGGCGAAGCAGACCAGTTGCGAGAATTGTTGCAACAGTACCAACAAGAAGCAGAAGCCGCAAAAGAGCAACTAGCGATAACCCAAATGGAGAGCCGTATAGGTTCCGAATTTAAGTCAGCGTTTAGTTCCTTGCAGCAAGACAGTGAGTTGACGCTCAAAACAGATTACATAGAACAACTGTTCTATAACGAATACGAGATTGAGGAGAGCAACGGTCAGTTTTATGCCACACGAAATGGGGTACCTGACTTAGATGTTCAAGGCAATAGAAAATCGGTAGGAAACTCACTCGTAGAGTTTGCTAAACAATTTGCAAAGCCCAAGAAGTCGGGCGTAGGTGGAGCGACTGGTGGAACTCCATCTAGTGAAAGGCCTAGTAGAGCAGAGTTTCAACAACTTGTGCGCTCGTCTAGCCCAGAGGACCGATCAAAGGCAGAAAAGCTTTATGCAACCATGAAGCAAGCTGGCGGTTGGGCTGAACAAGCATAGAAACCACCTTATTATGGTTAGGCAAAACCTTAATTGTCATGTTCTGGTCATAGCGACCCAAAAGCTAAATATAATCAAACATTTAATTTAACTTTTATAGAGACATGGCAATTAATAGTAATTTTTCCATTTACGAACCAGAGGCGTTTGTTGAGGTTGCACTAGCTAACCAGTACCCAAACCGACCAATGGTATCCAAAGCCGTTACTAACGTAGCTGGCGCATCCATCGAAGGTCTAGTTGCAGCACGTAACAAGACTGTAAGTATTACTCGTGCAGTAAAGCCTACTGGCGCTCCTAGTGCATACTCAGGAAGCTATAGCTTAGGAACCCCTAATGCTAGTGAAGAGCAATTAGTAATCAACAAGCATTACTATGCTGGATTCAGCATCGACAAGGCTGACCAAAAGTTCGCCCTTCCTGACTTAGTACAGCAGCACTTCGTGCCAAGACTACACCAACTTATTGACCAAATCAATAGTGACGTGAAGGTTGAGGCTCGTAAGGCTTTTGAAGTAGCTTTCGCTGACAACAACACTGACTCTACTGTAATGGATGCTAATGACCTTGCAGAAGCTAGAAAAATCATGGCTTCTCGTAAGTTCACTACTGATAACCTAATGATGGTTATTGACCCATTTGTAGAGAAAGACCTTACTACACTAAACATATTCCAACAAGCTGACCAACGTGGTTCTGCTGACATTCAGTTGGGCGGATCTATGGCTCGTGCTTATGGTTTTGACTTCTTCGTAGATAACGAAGGAAGTGACCACACAGCAGCTACTGTAACTGACGCTGTTCTTGCAGCCACAGAAGCTATCGGTCAAACTGCATTAACTATCGACAATGGTAGTGGTTCTGCAGCAACTGTATCTCTAGCTGAGGGTGACATTGTTACTTTCGGTTCTGCTAAAGGTACTGATGACTTCTACACTGTAGAAAGCCAAACTGGTACTGTATTAACCATCAAAGAGCCATTACGAAAAGCGCTCGCCAACAACGCTACTATCAACCCAGTTGATATTGCTTCAGGTGACACTGGTCGTGAGCAGTTCTTCTATGACCCATCTGCCCTTGCCCTAGTTACTGCGGTTATGCCTTCAGTAGATAGCGGTTCAGGTTCTGGTGTTCGTAGAGCTGCTGGTTTTGAGCCAATGAACAACGTAAACTACACTTTGACTATAGAAGAAACCAAGTCAGGTGCTGATGTACTTATTGAAGTTCTTTACGGAGCGAAAGTATTCAGACCAGACCTAGGTGGGCGTTATATTCGAGGCAACGTAGCTAAGGCCTAATTTTAAAGGAGAGTCGCATTGCGCGGCTCTCTTTTTATTATGATTAGCCTAGAAGACATAATGGACTCAAAAGCAATGATCGGTATGTTCGGTTTAGTTTCGAGCATCACCCTGCAACAAGTATCTACAGTAATCTCTATACTTGTAGGTTTAGTAACTCTAGGTTACATGACCATGAAATGGTATTATGAATGGAAAAGAATCAAAGGTGAAAAATAATGGCGTTTAGCAGTCTTACCCTTACTAGAAATAACATTGACGCACTAGAAGAACTTACCTTTAAGGGTATAAACGTGACTGCTGGCACTACAGCGTTGAACCTATCAGAAAAGGACAACCTAATACTAGCCAAGGCAATTAAACTCCTTAAAACGGATATTCTTGACAATTTGCGTGAATACATAAATGACTCTACCTACGCTACAGAGACTGCGTTGTTAGATGCTGTTTATGCCGCAGATTCTGAAGAACTTCTTATTGATTTGTTGAGTTTTAAATTTCTTGAATTATGGTTTGCTCAAGACGCTACACATAGAGACAGCTACTCTTATGAAAAAGCTAGAAAGTATTACGCCATGTACAACCAATATCTTACAGCTAATCTTAGAAGGCTTAGTGGTTTACTGTCTAAGCCCAAGACTACCCCAAGAGTAAGATTCATGAGTTTATACTAATGAAACTATCTTCCATTATATTAAAGGATGTTAGGTCTCAATTAAACTCTAATAAATTCAAAGAGTCAATGAATGAGGTGGGTAGAGAATATGAGTTCTCTATTAATCGAATGAATCAGCAAGCCTTAGAGCCTGATGGCAATAGAAGGTTTGGTTTAGTTGATAGTTACGCTGACTATAAAGAAAATATAGGGCGAAAACCTATACCCGATTTTTTATATACTGGTACTGCTGAGGAAGACTTTATGTACCAAACTAAAAAAAGAGGTGTTAGTTTTGGGTATAATAGCGCACGTGTAGGTGGCTACATGAGGGACCATGAAGAGGGTAATCGTGTACCACAAAGAAGGCAGTTTCCTATTGAGGAGGATTCAGGATCAACTGAACAGCAGGGTAATATAGATGACGTAAAAGATATTATTCTTGAGTTATTAAGTGAGCCAAGGACTATAAAGGCTGATTTATTTATAAATATAGGCAACACATCTAAGGGGTCTTTAACTGTAGGATAATGGATAGAAACGCAATACTTAGTGGGTACATAACAAGCTTTAGTAGTTACTCATCTTCAGATAGTAGACCTACCGCAGAAAAGGTATTGAAATTTAGTGGTAGTAATCTAGATATTAGGAGGCGTGGAGATATTATAACTGAAGTTGTTGTGTTTAAGTTATTAGGTGGGTCAACAGATGTTTTAGTGCAAGCTGACAAGCCTTTAGAACTAACACAGAACTTTGAAGCTATAGTTTATATAGAACAGGCGAACACACATAGTGGAAAAGATACTTCTTATGATAGAATGCTAGAACTTACAGACCAACTTATTGACTGGGCAGATACGACAGTGGCAACAACCATAACATCTGATGTGTACACGATACAATTAACTGGTGTAGACTCAATAGACGAAGATAATGGGTTTCTGTCAACAAATGTGAATTTTCAAAGTATAATTAAAATATCCTAAAACAAACATAAAAAAATGGCAAAACTAATATTTAACAAGGCAGAAGTATTAAACTCTTCTGGTGCTTCTCAATTTACGGTAAGCAATATAACAGTCGAGGGCGCTGAGCCAACCTTAGAGCCAGATACTGTCAATGTTCAAAACAACAGGGAAATCTTCGAGTCATTTACTGGAAGAATAGTTGTTAGGTCAACAAACACTAACCAAGATGGTGGAAGCACTGATATACTAGCTAGTCCATTTGTATCAAAAAATGGAAGCACTCCAACTGAGGGTAAGCTACGATTAGTTGGTGCAACTGGAAGTCATAGCTTAACTACTGCTACCACATACATCATGGGTCACAGGTCTTTTGAGAACGGAAGACTAGAAACCGTACTAATAGCACAAGCATCTGACGTTGATAGTGAAGCAGCTATCGTTGTATCTAACCCATAATATATTTTATCATGCCAGCACAATTAAACAAGTTAGCACTTGTCAATACTTCTGCACTTAGTGAAACTAAAACGTTTTCTGTGGTTCAGGAAGGTGCTGCTGAGGCATCAAGGCAAGTAATATCTATTGAGGCGAATACTGCTATCATAGAAAATAACAGAGAAGTTATAACAAGCAAAGTATACAATATAACTCTGACTGGTTTATATGATAGTTCTACAGCCACTCAATTAAAAACATGGGTCGACAATCAGACTAATCTTGTGTTTACAGGGTTTAGTGTGGATGGATTAATACTTCAGGCTGAGGGAACCTTGACAAAGGCGGAGGGATTTGAGGATAACCTTTCTTTCAGGTTCAACAGCCCTAGGGAATCTATTGGGGGATACAATAGCACAACTGGGGAACACTCAGCTTCTATGTCGTATACTAAAAATGGGTTTTCATTGTATAAGTGGTTGGGTGTAGGATCACCATCAAGGGCAGCTAACTGGACTGTGGCAGGAACTACCTTGACGAGTACATCTACTTTCAATTCAGGTAATGAAAAACAAAGGTTAAAAAATGATGCGGCTACATCAGCTACAGCGACCTTTACTCACAAGGTATACTTCCCATTTGAAGGGAAGCAACTAACTGCTTTTGTAGAGGTAACAGATGCTACAGATGTTGATCCAATCCCAACAATGACATTGACCGCAAAAAATTCTAGTGGTTCAACAGTTGGGGTTGCTTCATCAGTGAATCTTACTAGCACTGGTGTTAAGTTAGCGACACTGACTCTTCCAGCTGCCACTCATCATGTTGAGGTGGCCTTTAATATAAAAGGAGAGTCAGATATAAAAATCAAAAAACCATCGTTACAGATAACATCTGGAACAGCAACAACATCAGATTATAACTTTCAAGAATTTAACACATAAACCCTAAAATAAAGCGAGCAATTTATGGGACGTATAACAAAAGTTCAGGGCGAATTTATGGGGGTTGCGTTTGAAGTCAAACCGACCCCTATTCGTTTTGATAAGATAGTAGAAGAAAGAAGACAAATGCTTCTTAATTGGTACAAGGCAAAACATCCTAAGACCTATAAGAAGTTGATTAATGACGATACAACCATTGACGATTATAGCGTGGAAGACCTTCAGGCTATAAATGATTGGAAGTTGGATGAAGAGTTTCGTGCTGAGTACTGTAAGTTTACCGCAGAACACTCCATGAAACTAGAGGCTCCTATAGATAGTAAGGTATGGAAATCTGACGAACTAGAGTTGGGGACGCTTGAGGAAGCGTGGGATTTTTTTACGAACAGGCGTCAAGTACCTATAGATGGAGTCGGAGTAGCTTAGAGTCATTAGACCTGCTCGCACCTAATGACCTAGTGATTGAAGTTGGCGGAGCGTACGTTTATTACTGTTACGTTCTTGCCGACTTTGATCCACTGCGAGCAAAGGAACTTGAAGCCAAGTGTTCAATAGAGGATATAACACAAGCTATGATGGCTCGTGAGGCCTATCATAGACCTAAGGAAAAATAAATATGCCCGATTTAATTTATAATATTAAGTTTAAGATTGCCTCTAAAATTGATGATTTAGGGGGGGCAGGCGCAGCCAAATCCTTAACTGAATTAAATGATGCGGTAAACGAAACCAATAGGTCTACTGGTAAACTTGGTGAAGAGGTCAAGGGTATAGTAGAGAAGAATGGACTATTTATAGCCTCCAATAATAAGGTAAAAACATCTATAAATAATAAATTAAAGGCTACTAAAAATGAGTTAAGGACTATAGCCAAGACAAACCTAGAGGCTCGTGCTAGGATAAAGCAGATACGAGAAGAAAAGATTAGTTTAGATAAGTTTATTCAAAGTAATAAGCTAAACACTGCTGAACGTACCAAACTACTTGGTCAATCAGCAAGGCTTGAGAATCAAGAAAAAGAATTGATAGCTGTACTTCAGAGAGGTAGGGCTGCCCTTCAAGGTCAGGAACAAGAAACTGAAGAGTTACTAACAGCCACTCAAAGATTAGCAAGAGCCAAGAAAAAATTAGGCAAAGGTGTAACATCAAACAATAAAGCCTTCTCTACGGCCAACCAAACATTGTTTTCTTTTAGTGATGGTCTTCAAGATTCTGCTCAATTTACTCAAGGATTTGCTCAAGGTATGCGAGCCATTGGTAACAACATTGGTTTTACCTTTGAACTAATGGGAAACTTAACCACTAAAACTGGTGGTTTAAAAAATGCTTTTAAGGCTTTAGGTGCATCTTTGATGGGTCCTGGCGGTCTTCTTATAGCTATAAACCTAATAGTTACAGCAGCCACTGTGTTGCCTCAAATATTAGGTAAAAACAAAGAATCAGCAGAGGATTTAGAAAAGGCACTTGAAGAATTAAATGATGATGCTAGAAGAACGGCTGAAATAATTGCGCAAACTGGCGCATTTGATTTAGGTATAGAGGGTCTTAAAGGTCAAAAAGAATTGTTACTTGACATTCTTGAAGGTAAACAGGAGGCAAATAAATTAGATGAAGCTTCTTTGCCTATTTTACTAGAACAAGCTAAACAAGAAAGAGAGAACTTAAAAACGGCACATAGATTCAGGATTTTACATAATGGTGAAATTGTTACTTCTGAAGACTTAAAACGAAGTAAACAAGAAATTTTAGATATTGAACAAGAAATTAAAAGCGTTAAAGCTGAAATTGAAAAAACAGATGATGAAATACTTGAAATTAACGAAGATATAACCGATGAAATCAATGCACAACGTTTAGCTGGTTTAAAGCTTCAAAAGGAGGGTTTTATAGACGCTTTGAGGGCTAGTCTAAATGTAGAACCTGAGATTGTTCTAGCTGATAACATGGACGAACTTGATGCTATGATAGCAAATTTTGCTGCTGAAACTAGGGATGGTGTAAGTATAAGTGCGGAACAGTTAGCTAGAGAAAGTGTTAAAATGGAGGTACCTGTTGATTTAGAGTTAGGAGATGGATTTAAGGATGCCCCTATATTTATAGAGAATATGTTTAGCACTGTAAATGGTATGGTGACTGAGATGGAGCAAATGTTTACTACTGTAGGTGACCCTTTCAAGGAAATAAATGATACTATAAGTGGGGCTCTTGACCTAGATTTAGATCCTGCAGCAAATAGTATAGCCCTCGCTCAAGAAGCTATTAAAGAATTAAATACAAAATTTCTTAATGCCGTTACAGATGCAGATGCCGCAACATTTGCTAACCGAATACAACTTTTAGAAGACTTTATAGCTAAAAGAAAAGAGTTGATAGAGGGTGATGATTCTGCTGATGATGATGGTCGTAAAGAAGATTTTATTGATGCATTAGATATGGCAGGAAAGTTTACCAAGGGTATAACTTCTTTAAGAAAAACAGAACTCAAGAGTGAGTTACAGGTAGCGAAGGCTAGGGGCGCATCTGCTAAACAGTTAGAGGCTATTAGAAAGAAACAGTTTTTAGTAGAGAAAAGATCCGCTATTGCAGAAACCCTTATAAACACCGCAAAAGCCATAACTGCAAGTTTACCTTCGGCAGGGAAGGTAGCATTTGCCGCAACATTAGGTGCTATACAATTAGCGAAGATAAAAGCCGCCAAGTTTGGTGGTGGGGGCGGTGGAGCAGGTGGTGGTGGTGGCGCCTCTAGTGGCGCAGGAGACGCAGGGCAAGAGGCTCCTCAGTTCACTCAAAGCGTTAGTTTCCTGCCTAGTTCACCCATAACGAATCAGGCCGCACCAACAGTTGATGTAAACATAGACAGAGCTGGGTTAGCGGTTGCAGTCAACAGGGGTCAACAGGATTTATTAAATAATTCAACCTCGATATAATGGGTACATTTGTAGCTTCAACAGGTAATGTGACTAGAAGGTTTGGCACATTTTCTGCCGAAGTGCAGATAGTGGGTAGCGGTGTATCTACGGCTACCACTACCATGCTCATGGCTAATATGCCAAAAATATCTCAAGACTTTGATGTCCAAGAAAGTTCAGATGATATATCTAAGTTCAGGGTAAACCTATCAAAAATATCTATATCTATATTTGATAAGTTGGGTGATGGTAATCTTCTTTTTACCACCATAAATCAAATGGGTAACAATGACACTATTCAAATAAAGGTTACGACCCCGACAGGTAGTGACTTCTTTATAGGCACTAAGGCAGGTTGTAAGTATGATAGAGTATCAAGAAAGGTAACTATAGAGGCACAAGCAGCCCTTAGATATGATGTTCAAGTAACAAATTATGGGTCAGGTAGTGGTGAGACTTTAGAGGGGTTAGTTACGACAGCTTCAAGCAGTAATGCTGACCCAAACCTAATAACATCATCAGATGCTATAAAAGGGTTTTTGTTATCTCAGGGGTCATCACCTACCACAAAGATTATTGGTCACAAGTTTACTAAAACAATAACCAATATTACTTCAATACCATCTGGCAGTGATTCTACTAAAGTTATAGGGTTTGACTTAACCGATATAAACACTTATGCGAAGGCACAAACAAATATATTGAAGTTTTCTATTATAGAGGGCGCATTTGTGGGATCAATGATGGGCTTCGCATTCTATGTTAGAAGAAACTTTAATTCAGAATCTGATTCCGATCACTTCACAACGTTATCAGCATCTAATCTTCAGGACTTTGGGACTTCATTTAATAAACGAAACGTTAAAAACTTCAATACAACATTTGCTATAAGGGACGATTCGGTTAGTAGTGGAACCCCATTCAGTAAGGTAACGACAGAAATTGTTAGCCCAGTAGGCTCTCAGGACGTAGTCCTAAATGTTCAGGTGAATGATATGCACACATTGGTTTTTGATACTACTGAGTCTCCTCAAAAGTGGGAATTGATTGCGGCAGGTGGGGCTAGTGGGTCAGCCCTTACCACATCTATTGTTACTGATATATCGGATCAAGCTAGAGACTCTTACAAAAAGTCATTGGGTATAGCTACTGACGCTGAAGTCAACAGAACCCCATTCTTAATAAACCTAAAAATATTTGGTATTGGAACACTCAAGCCATATCAGTTTATTAAGTTTGGTAGTGACATACACCCTAGTGTGAATGGACTCAAGGCTAGACCATCCATGTTAGAGTATGACCTAGAGAATGATGTAATAAATTGTGAAGCGTATTTAATATAAATTAAATTGGCTAAGGTTAGCAACATAGTAGTCATTACAGATGCAGGCGGTACACAGACGCTAACCATCCAAAATTACTCTGAGTCAGACGAACTAGAGTTTTTTAACGTACCATTCGATGAAGCCATAGACGGAACGTTACGTGGCAATTTCAGGGACTTCAGGAGAAAGATAGGACTCACCTACAATTTATGCACGACTCCTGATACGTACAGATCCATTTGCAATAACATAGCCACAGACCTTTTAAACGGTGCGGAGTTTATTTATATCGGTATTGATACTGATAACGTAATTAGGGTAGTTTTAGATAATGGATTTGCAAGTCGTGTTCAATACGCAAATCAACATGGCTTATTTGTCCCAAAGATTAACTTTACAGCTTTTGAACTTGGTCTTGATATTACGTTGAACTTTGAAGATTTTCGTTTTATAAATGAAAGCGCAGCAGGTGACCAACGTGATTATAGGTTTATATATGAAACTGTTACAACTCAATTAGATTATGGCTCTGTCTAATAAAATAACAAGCATAGAGATACGTCAAAAAGATTTTGATTCGTCTAGTGACTGGAAGTATAAATTTACGATTAATAATATGGTTGCTGACATTGGTCAAGTTAACTTTAATTCTGCTTTTGACGAGGCTATAGATGGAACCCTTAGGTCTAACTTGAGGGGATACAGAGTAAGTGTTTCTTTGTCATTTCAAAAGCTGCTTAGTTCTACTGCACAAAAACAAACTCAGGGAAGTCAGTCCTATACATCAAGCACAGTCTCTGCTTTTTTAGGTGATTTAGTATCAGCACTCGTAACTACTGGGGACTCTCATGTTGAAATTTCTTTAAGTGATGGAAGCCCTAATTTCTTTGCGGTGATACCAGAAAACCTTAATTTAGCAACAGCTTATACCAATCAAATCGGTAGAGGATCAGCTAACTTAGATTTTATAGGAAGATCTATCATTACATCAATACCAACTTACTTACAAGCACCTAGCGTATAAATTTATGGCAACAGAAGTAAAACGTAGAAGAGGTACAACCACTCAGCACAGCACGTTTACTGGGGCTGAGGGAGAGATAACAGTAGACACAACGAAAAACACTCTTGTTGTTCATGATGGCTCTACTCAAGCTGGGTTTCCATTACTCAGACAAGACTTTAACAATATACCAACCTCCGTTTCTTTTACTAGCGACTTAACTATTGCTGGTAACCTTACTGTCACTGGAACTACCACATTTATAAATTCGCAACATCTCAATATTGGCGATTCTATAATAACCCTAAATGCAGACATAACTAGCACCACTAATCCTACAGAAAATGCTGGTATAGAAGTAAAAAGAGGTACTGGGGCTACCAAATCGTTTATATGGAACGAGACTAATGATAGATGGCAGACAGATGATGCGTTATACGTAAGTGGTGCGCTTACATCCACAGGTAACATAAGTGGTGGCGTAATTACTGGTTCTTCAATAGTAAAGAGTGGCGGTACTTCATCTCAGTTCTTGAAGGCAGATGGTAGTGTTGAGTCAGGTTCTGCGGCACTAACTAGCTTAGGCATTGGTAACGTTGAAAATACTGCATTATCTACATATACAGGTCAAGGTGGGGCATTAGACAATCAATACATTACTAATGGCGCAGGATATACTAATAACGCAGGAGACATTACAGGCGTTACGGCAGGTACAGGATTAACTGGTGGGGGTACAAGTGGCGCAGTTACGCTTGATGTTTCTGGGCTAACAACATCACAATTTAGTGCCGCCACGTTGCTAGACAGTACAGAAGGGTTTGTTTCTAGTAATGCAATGATAATGACTAGCTCAGCCATTGCATCTTATGTTACTGGTCTTGGTTATACATCAAACGTAGGTACAATCACAGGCGTTACGGCAGGTGCAGGTCTTGGTGGTGGCGGAACGTCAGGCACAGTAACCTTGACCCATTCAGATACAAGTACACAATCATCTGTAGATAATTCAGGCGTTTCCGTTATACAAGATGTGACGCTAGACACCTATGGTCATGTTACTGGTTTAAATTCAAAGAATTTAGTTGATGAGTTTGTCCCTGACAAGGCAAACCTTGTTGTTCAAAGTGCGGCTAGTGGTACAGGTAGTTTAAGCTACAATCAAACTAATAAACAGTTTGAGTACATTCCGCCTGCGTCAGCAGCAGGAGATATTACTGAAATTGCGACTAGCACAACTTCGGGGCTTAGTGGGGGTACAACAAGTGGCGTGGCTACTCTATCATTAAACATATCTAGACTGGTAGATATGACAGAGGACGTAGCAGCCATAGATGAAATAGCTATACTGGATGGTATAACCAATAAAAGAAAGGCTTTAAGTGAGATAGATATTTCTGTCTTTAATAATGATGCTGGGTTTGGCGCTGGTGACATAACTGGAGTTACAGCAGGTGCAGGTCTTGGTGGTGGTGGTACATCAGGGGCGGTTACACTGTCACATTCTGACACCAGCTCTCAGGCTTCTGTTGATAATAGTAATGGTTCAGTTATTCAAGACGTAACGCTAGATACTTACGGTCATGTTACTGGTTTAACATCTGTTGACTTAGATAGCAGGTATCTTGAATTGTCAGGTGGTATTCTTACTGGCGATACAAAGTTAAGAGGTGGTGATTTATTTTTAGATGCTACAGCAGTAAATGGTACAGGCAACAGAAGAATAAGATTTACAGAAGGTTCATCTACTAGCGCAGGCTTTCAGGGTGGTTATATTTATTATGATGGTGATGCTAATAAGTTGCATTTGGGTATGCACGATGCCACTGATTCAGATACTGCAAATGATTTAGATGCTATAACCATATTAAGAAGTAACCAAAATGTAGGTATTGGATTAAATGCTCCTACTCAAAAACTTCATATTAATAAAGCATCATTATCCTTAGCAAGGTTTACTACTACTGCAACAGGTCTTAATGATACGGATGGTGTTGCTATAGGGTATGATGACTCTACAGGTGCGGTGTTTTGGAATCGTGAAAACAGCAACCTTGTCTTCGCAACTAATAATACCTCAAGACTTACTATAGAAGCAGGAGGTGATGTAGATATATCAAATGACCTAAACATTGATGGTTCTTTTACAAATACTAACGGTAACGCTAGTTGGAGAAAATCAGGTAGTAACTATACAGCAACTTGGATAGATGATAAGACAGTTAAGTTTGTTAAAAGCTCTAGTTCTTATGCAGCTACTACACCATACGCTGAACACCAAAACTTTATAGCTACCTTCTCATTTAAGACTAGTAACGCTACTCATCTTGGGTTAGTTTATCATGGTCAAAACTCACCATCAGAAGATGGTTACAATGTAATTATACGCAGTTCAAATACGGTAAGAGTACAGAAAAGACAAACTAATGTAGGTCAATCTTATCTTATAGGCGGCGTTAATGGTACTGCTATTTCAGGTGTAGATATAGATGATGGTAACTGGCATAGAGTTACCGTACAAGTCATTAGTCAAAAGATACGAGTAGATATTGATGGAAACCAGATTATCAATGGTGAAATAAACGACACTACATTTACAGAGGGTGGTGTAGGTTACATCGCTTATGACGGAACTGTAGAGTTTAATAACCTTGAGGTTCAAGAGATACCTTCCACTACGTTTATAGATACGCTAAATTTAAATGGTATATCTGAGGGTGCTAGTAACACTGTAGCCCTTATGTGGGATCAAGGAAAAAACGTTACATACAGAACACTTGGTTCCAACGCCTTTAATAGTGACACGATACCTACTGCTTCTGACTTTTTACCAATTACAGGTGGTACGCTTACTGGTCAGCTTACTTCAGCAGATATAATACCTAACGCTGATGACACTGAGTTTTTAGGTGGAACTGCAAATAGGTGGAGAGTTTTATATGCTACTCGTATAAGAACAGACATATTAAGAGAGGCTGATGGGACTAATGTTTTAGGAATGACTAGCACAACCAGAGACCTTTATGGGCTTGACGGTAGCGTGCGTATAAGTTTTGAAGATAATGTTGCTATAACTAACGGCAACGTAGGTATTGGTACTACTAATCCTGTTGGTAAACTTTATGTAGGTCCTACATGGAGTACTAATTACGGTGGTAATAATTTATATATAAAAAATACATCAGTAGATAACACTGATTACGACCCTAAAGTCACTAATACTTCAACTTTAGGAATTACAATGGTCACTGATAGCAGTACAACTACAGGACCAGATACCGTTGGATTGACATTATACAATGATGATAATACAGCTGGTGGTTTCTCACCTATGCTTTTATTTGCAAAAAGAGAAACAGGGAGTACAGATTATAAAGCTTCTATGGCAGGTATTTATGCTAGATCTCCTCTTGGTACAGGTAATAGTAATAACTGGATAGATGGTGAATTAATATTTGCTACCGCTGGTGCAGCATCTAACGGTATTAAGCAAAGAATGGTTATTAACAAAGAAGGCAACGTAGGTATTGGTACTACTAATCCTGTTGGTAAACTACATGTAAAAGCCTCATCAGCAGGTGCTGGCGTAGTATTAAAAATAGAAAATGCAGGCGCCAATGGAGCCGCCCAACTTGACTTAACTAATGATGCTCAATCATGGTTTGTAAATACAAGAACTGATGATAAGTTTAGTATATATAACAATACAGCTTCCACAACTGCTCTAACAATCGATACTAGCAATAACGTAGGTATTGGTACGGATTCGCCAGTTAATAATACACCACTTACATTACAAGCCCCATCTGGTTATACTGATACTCTTTGGCTGAAATCTGTAGGAACTAATATTGCTAGTCGCATAAACATTGGTCCTACAGGAACAGGTAATGCACAAATAAATAATGCTACTGGAACAGATATAGAGTTTCAAGTATCGGGTAGCGAAAAAATGCGCATCGATAGTTCGGGTACCGTATTAGTGGGTGCTGATTCAGATACTGGTACAGGCGCAGGTCACGTTCTTTTTGCCAATGGTGCTTCTTATCAAGTTCGTGATGGTGGTTTTACTGCTTTATTTAAAAGATTAAATAGCGATGGTGAAATACTAAGATTTTACAAAGATAGTGCACAAATAGGAAGTATTGGTACTGCTAACGGTGATTTATTCATAGGAACTACTAATGGCTCAGACCAGTCTTATTTAAGGTTTGCGTTTGGTGGTGTTGGCATTGTTCCTGCTACATCAGCAGGTTTAGCAAACGACAACGCCTTAGACTTAGGTGCTAGTGGTGCGAGATTTAAAGACCTATATCTAGGTGGTGATGCTTATATAGGGGATGCTCTTGATGTTGGTGGTAATGTAGATATTGATGGTAAATTAACCTTAGACCCAAACTCATTAACAAATGGTATAATTAATACACCAGCTTCTTTAAGAATAAATATAGATAGTAATAACAATAATACTGGTGAAAAGTTTGTTATTGGTCATAATCAAGACAGTATTAATAATAACAACGAACTGTTTGTTGTTAATGAGTCAGGTAACGCAACTCTTGCAGGTGATATCACCTTAGGAGACGGATCATCCGATCACAGAACATTAACTCTACAAACTAATGCTGAAAAGAATAGTATCATAAACTTTAAAGAAAGCACTTCAACTTATGGTTTTAGTATAGGATATTACGGAGTTGCTAATGATTTTATCATTAAAAGACACGATAACTCAACAAACGGAACAGATGTTTTAACTTTATTTAGAGAAAATGACAACGCAACTTTTGCAGGTGACGTAGTGGCTCCGCTTTTTGAAACAACTGGAACTGGTTATCTCTATTTAGGTGGTCATGTACGATTAAATAATCCTGGCAGTGGAACTTTTAAAATTGGTCAATATAATGGCAGTAGCTGGAATGATACACTAAATATAACTAACGATGGCAACGTAGGGATTACTGGTGACGTTGAATTTAGTGGAAATACTTTAATATCTACAGATACTAGCGATGGCTCAGATAATGCTCAAATAATAATAAGTGGTGGAGGGGCTAGTGGAGACGCAAGAGGCGCATCAATTCACGCCTCTGGAAATGAACATGGTAATGGTGGCTTACTACAGCTAAGAGCAGGAAGTGGAACTGTTAGTGAAATAAGAAGTTATACAAGCGGTACTGAACGTATGCGTATAACAAGTGCAGGTGATGTCAACTTCTATGGGGTATCTCAAAATGCAGATATGGTTTGGGATAGAAGTGCAAAAAGTTTAGGTATTGGTACGACTTCGCCATCGCAAACACTCGAAGTTCATAATACTATTAAAATAGGAGAAACAGGCGTAGCTGGTGGTAGGTTAATATCTGGTGATTCAATGATTTTTCAGATTGACTCAGATAATAGTAGTACTAGTTCTAGTTATAGGTTTAGAACAAATGGTACTGCTGACGATGGCACTGAGTTGATGCGTATTCAGGAAAACGGCAACGTAGGTATTGGTACGGCTTCGCCTTTCTTTACAACCTCTAATCGTGTATCCCTTTCTTTAAACGGAACTTCTAGTTCAATACTTGCCTTTGGTAAAAATGGTTCTAGCGAAAACTATATTCTAGCTGACGCTGGCGGACTTACTATTGCTAACACTAGCGATTCGCTACCTACAATATTTTTTAATAACGCTTCAGAACGTCTTCGCATCGATAGTTCGGGGAACATCACTCATAGTGGTACAAGTCCGCAATATATATTTAAAACTGCATCTAATACTAATTTTCAAATTGCCATACAAGAAAACGTTGCAAATGCTCTTGAAATTACACCATCAACAACGGCAGGTGGCACTACTTTTAGCAATCCTGCTTTAGTCGTAAACTCAAGTG